TAATCACAATTCTGGTGTGTAGAAGTAGAGGCTATACTACAGTCGTAGTACTTTTTAGGAATTACTGTAGTTCTTTTTGTTTTAACATCTATTGTTCTGCCATCAGGCATTACCATGTCGTAGTCTTTTGTTGATTCCCTGTCTATTCCCAGCAAATCAGAAACTACAATTTCCCCTAAAAATCCTGCGGCATTGCCTTCTCCTCGTGTTATGCTATTTCGTATACTTCCCATTTGTTTAGCTAGTTTATGGGCCAGTTTCTTTTGTTCGTCGGTAGGGATTACGGTTCTCAAAACTCTGTCTCCACTGGATTAGGGTTAGCGCACTCGTGAATACGTCCTGTAAACTTGTCGTACCGTAGCCAACAAGCGGGTCCAGTTTCACCAGAGTAGCGGTTCTTCAGGATACGTACCGTTGTTGTGTTCCTGATGTCCTCATCTGGGTTCTGCTGGTCACGCTCCATACCAATCACGATGTCTGACAACTGGGCGATACTCTGGCTACCACGCAAGTCCTGCAGACTGATGCGGCCTCCGTCCTCGTGGGCAGTACCAGATGATCTACGCAGGTGCGACACTAGGAACAAAGTGATTCCTGTCTCTGCCACCAGTGTGCGTAGGCGTGTCATAATCTCGTCTATTGCTTTCCGTTCGTCCCCGTTCTCTTGAGAAGAAACCACGATGGACAGGTGGTCGAGGATGATATATCGGCAGTCACAGGCCTTTGCCATGTGCCGTACTCTTGAGAGTAACTCGTCAGCCGACGTTGATCCCCAGTGATCGAAAAGGTAATAACGTCCAGACCCCATCGTTGCCTCCCAATGAGGTCTAAGGAGATCAACAGGCGTGTCTTCCTCCAGATGGAGTCGCCTAGATGACGCCACTGACATGATTCCCAAAGTTGTCGTTGCGACATCCTCCTCCAGTGCAAGTACACCGATATTTGCCTCTGTTCGTTGGAGAAGATCGTACTCAAGTTCTCTGATGAATTGAGATTTTCCCATACCACTACCGCTGGTAATAGTGACAAGTTCGTAAGGTCTGTGTCCTCTTGTGATTTCATTTAGGCCTTCCCACGGGTACGGTATACTCTTTACCTGACGTTTGTTTACCAGAGCCTCCCAAGTGTCAGCACCGGCGATAATACCGTCTGGTCTGTACACCTTGGCGTCCCACCACGCTTGTGTAAACTCCTGCACACGGTTAGCCATGAGCATTTCACTGGCGTCCTTGAGCGGTAGCTTACATATCTTCAGCTTGTTAGGGCTAAAGAGATCCTTGACCTGTTCCAGAGCTAACTCACCGGCCTTGTCTTGGTCAAAACAAATGACCACGTTCTCGTAGCCCTCAAGCCACTCTAGCTGTGCTTTGATCTCCTTTGCAGCACTGCCAGCGCCTGACCTAAGCGACACTACGTCGTACTTCTGTCCGAACATTTCGTAGACAGACATGGCGTCCAGTTCGCCCTCAGTGATCGTGACGTACTTACCTGTGCCACGGCACTGCTTCTGACCAAACAGACCTACGTTGGACATAGTGCCCGACGCCAGAAAGTCCTTGGTCTTGACTACGCGAGACTTGGCGGCTACTAACTCGCCTGTGTCTTTGTCGTAGTACGGGTAGTAGTGCCTAGCGATCTTCCCGTTGGCGTCGTATTCTACCGTTACCTGATAGTGCCTAGTAGTCTTGGCAGACAGACGACGCTCTGGTATCTCAGCTACCACACCGCCCATGTTTAGGTTGCTGGGTGTTGTCACCTGTGTTTCCTCTCCGGTTTCACCGTTTACGTGGTAATCACAGTCGGCAGAAAAACAGTGGCGGCCCCCATTGGAGTACACCGCCACGTTGTTCCTACTACCGCACTTGGGACATTCCTCGTGGTGTAGGAATTTAGAGTCCATCAGAAGTCCACAGCCTCCTCAGATACTTCTGCCAACTCTAGCACTTTCACAGCCTCCAGATACGTAGGAGTACCGTGGACAGGGTGTGCTGGGCCTGTCTTGTACTTCAGACGTACACGAGAGTTATAGGGAACCTCGCCATCAAAGCGATCACCGTCGGAAGTGTACATACCGATAGCGTACTTGGACTTAAACTTCCGCTGTTTGTTGCCCTCGTAGTCCTTGATCTTAACGCCCTGTGCCGCCAGCGTAGCCGCATCATCTTCAGACATGGTAATTGTGATACTGAACGTACCCGTGTCCTGCCCGTTGAATACGTCGTGCTTAGTGACGTTGCTGAAGTTTACCACACCTTCAATTACATTTGACATATTGAGATAATCCTCGTCTGATTAAAGTGAATACCCGAAGGTACATCTATAGTATCTCACGTTCCAGAGGCTTTGTCAACCGTTTACCCCTAGACTGGTACTTTTTGGCATCCTTTTTCCTGTCTTTGTGTACACCTCCCTTGTTGTGATCGTGTTTGGCTACAGGATTCCAGCGCCTCCCTACTTTAGTTTCTCCTGTAGTACTCATTAGTATTAATCCTTTAGTTTAATTCTTTAGTTTATATACTTTAGTAATCCTTAGTAATACTTAAGTATATATTATCATAGTTTTCCTGCAGTGTCAACACATCATCTTGTGTAATAATACCGTCATTATCTATTGACTCCATGTTCTCTAGTTCCCAGTGGGTAGCAATAGAGACTGTCAAACATTCTGTACACAGATCGTAGTGTACTCCCCTAGCATCCTTTTTGACTACCTCAGTATCATCTAGGATAACGTCACACGCTTTACATCTCATCAGGGTATTCTCCAAACACTTGGTTGTAAGCCTTCACTAACTCATTGTAACTCATATCACGGTACTTTTTACGTATCATTGTACGCGCTAGGTTTAATGTCTCAGCAAAGCCAATGAAGTTTAACTCGTACTCTGCTATATCCTGAATCATCTGCTCGTGTGTCAAGTCTGGTTCGTTGTAGTCATTCATTGTAAATCCTCGTCTCTAGGTACTGTGTCTGTCCAGTCATGGGTTGCCGAAATGTACAGCGCTATTGGTATCCAAAGTGGTGCGGTAATAAGTGCAAACAATACTGCTAATATGTGGTACACCCTAACCCCCTATGAAAATATCAAAAAGAATAAAAACTATAATAACTATAACAAAGTATGTCACACTGCCTCCTTTCCGTACCATTTCATAGGGATACCACGGGCGTCCCAGTCGTCTGCCTTGTAGTTATAGTATACCTGATAGCCCAGCACTGGGTCAAGCCTTTTACACTCGTCTGGCATACACTGTGGTGGATCAGTGAAGTCACCGTCAGATATGCCTCTAGGAGCCTCTGTAAGCGCCTCTGAGTGCGTTTGTATGGTTTTGTGTACCCTACCATACCTGCGTGTATATTCGTCTCCTAGGGCCATTAAATGCCTCTGAAGCCATGTGTAGTTTTCACGGTTAGCCCTAGCCCACACCGCAGACGGGTGGTTCTTGTGCGTTGTCTTGTACGCAATCTGCCCACCGTCGATCTCATTGTGTGCTGTAGATAGTAGCTGTGCTGTCTCTAGGATCATTTTGACTACGTGACGGTCACACTGAAGCCTTGCGGCCTCGTGTGGGTCGCGTGATAGGTAAAATATGTTCATCATCAGTCCCCTTCTGCGTGTTCAATGTCTACGTTTGCTACGCATACTGTCTGCCCGTTTTCTAGCACCGCGACCACCCATGACGGGTGATCCGCAAGCCACTCTCTGCGTACCCAGCCTCGCAATTCATCGGCGGTATAATATACACCTGTTTTTAATTGATCTGGATAAAGTGTACTCATAATCAGTCCCCGTGGTCTGTCGGTAGATAGTCCTCACCTGCCATCACTTCATCCCAGATTATCTCCTCAAAGTATGGCACGTTCCACCCTTCGTGTAAATCTTTATCGCCTACCGTGATTTTGTCGATAGATACTAAGTCTTGGTAGTCGTCTCTGTCCAGCGTCCAGTGTATAGTAACGTCCAGCGTTGCCCACTCGCAATCTACCTGCACGTCGGTCTGGTGTTGTCCGTATCGTGTGCTCATAGCATATCCTCATTAAGTGTAAGCCAGCCAATGATAACAAATCCGCCTAGAATCCACAACCAGAATACATCGTTAACGTTCATCAGTCAAATCTCCCGATCTTTGTTTCACCCGTATCGTTATCACGTATAGCCGTGATCGCATAAGGGTAACAGTACATTGTGAACCTGTCAAGGTAGCTGATAGTGGCGTATGGTTGCAAGTCTGGGTCTTCGGGACTCTGGTACGCTCCAGACTCTGCCACAGTGCCACCAAAAGGGTACTGAAAGCCCCCGAACCCGTAGATTTCGTCCATGGCGTCCGCTACAGCGTCCAGAGAACCAGCGTCACCTAGTCCGTGGGTAGCGCTGATAAAAAACTCTGGCAGGATGCCTAGGTACTCCCGTGTGACCTCCGGGTAGTGGCTGTGGTTCCAAAATACGTTGTAGTCTCTCATTGTCTCATGCTCCTGTGGTTGAATTAGTATGCGAACACTTTTGCTTTACCGTCTCGAACCAAAAGCTCCGCAAAGTCTGAGCCAGTATATTCACTGTCTGGTGTCTGTCTATAGTAAAAATTACCGCTCTTGTAAGGGTTGTATGTGATCTCCGTTTCTGGCAGGAGTCTGTCATACTCTGGCAGTTTCCAATCTGTCATTTGCCCCACTAGTCCAGCGTGAACATTCTTTCGCTTCTCGCGTAGCACACGCTCACGGCCTTTCTGTGACACTCTAGGCTTTACGTCTCGCAATGCTACGTGAAACGTGCGAGCAATCACACGGCCCTTCTGTGGGCCTTCTAAGGCCTTTACTGACCACAGTTTTTTGTGTAGGTTGAAATATACAAACACTTTCATAGTCTCATCCTTTGGCGATCATGTCGCCCTGTCGTTTATATCGTCGCGCACAAGGTCGCGCAGTTCGTCTACTAATTCAAGGTTGAGAGCCTCTAGTTCGTCTCTGGTGAATTGCTTCATCATGTGACGGTGTACCGTTGAGGTGCTACACTCGTTTTCCTGAGCCTGATACTGTAGCCACTCAGAGATAGCCAACGCCCTGAGACCCTTTGGGTTGTCCCAATGTTGCCGCACTAGGTCGCAGTTGTGGCGGTAGTGACCCTCGCCGTTGTAGCTTCCGTCTATCCAGCACCTGAAGAACCGGCGCTCGTGGTGGTTGTCGTCTGTCAATATGTCGCGTGATACGTTAATCTTCATGGTTTAACCCTCGTTTGGTTTGTGCCGGTGTTGGCTTACCAGTGGACACCATACGCGATGCCCACCAGTAAAGCAACTCTCCGCTAGTCTAATTTTTTCCACCCGTCACTGTTGCGAGTCTTATTGTACCAAACAGCTCCGGATGGTGTAGTGACTGACAGCGTGCTATCGAGGTATCGCTGTTTGTCTTCAGCGTGGTTCAGTGCATCCTCAAGCGTAGCAAACCCACCTTCTACACTGTACCCTATTTCGGGCAAAAGCCCCGTGATTTCTTGAATTTTAAACATAGTATTACCTCAGTTGGTTCGTGCCAGTGTTGGCTTACCAGTGAGCACCGTACGTGGTGCCCACCAGTAATACAACCATTAGCCCTCGTATTTGTAGTGGCCTACCGTTTTACCTTTTGGATCAACGACGCGTGTGCTGAGTGTCCAGAACTCCGCTATGTGCTCACCTAGTGCTTTTCTAGCATCTTCTCTCGAATCGTGCTTTGAAACAGTGTACCACTTAGTGTAGCGCCCGTTGTCTTGCTGTTTGAACCTGTATTGTAGTTTGTACATAGTGTTGTGCTCCCGTGTTGTGTGTTGTGTT